GGTGCTACTGGTACTGCAACGACTACTGGTCCAGGAGAAATACAAAAAACAGCCACTAATACAATAACTACTAAAGACGCTTCGAAAAATACTACAGACGCTATTCTTGTAGCGAATAAAAGAAAATCAAGAAAATCAACAATCAATACTTCTGCTACTGGTTTAGAAGAAAACTACACCTTAGCTAAGAAAAAACTACTAGGTTAATTATTATGGCAAAACGTGGACTTTACGCAAATATTCATGCGAAACGAAAAAGAATTAAAAAAGGCAGCAAAGAAAAAATGCGAAAAGCTGGAGCTAAAGGCAGACCAACTGCTAAGCAATTTAAAAGAGCAGCTAAGACAGCCAAGAAAAGATAATGGATTTAAAAGATAAAATTGTAGGTTTATCATTGGCAGCAGCAATAGGATTAATTGGTTGGAACTTAAATGAGACAACTAATATGAGAACTGAAATTTTACAAATTCAACAAGGACAAGTTGTTTTATTTAAAAAGCTTAACAGAGTTCAAAAAGTTTTAAAAAAGAAGAAAAATAGATAATGCAAGATCAAGATAAAAGAAAAAAAGCAGCAGAGCTTAAAAACAATCTATCGAGATTGATGGAGAAAAGATCCAACTGGGAGAGCCATTGGCAAGAAGTAGCTGATTATATGCTACCTAGAAAAGCTGATATTACTTTAGAAAGACCTAGAGGCGATAAAAGACATACGCTTATATTTGATGGAACTGCTATTCATGCTTTAGAATTACTAGCTAGCTCATTACATGGAATGCTAACGTCATCTGTTAATAGATGGTTTGGTTTAAGATACAAAGAAACTTTAGTTAATCAAAACGATGAAGCTAGAGAATGGTTAGAAGATGTTACAGATAAAATGTATCTAGCTATATCAAGATCTAATTTTCAGCAAGAGGTGTTCGAAACGTATTTTGACCTTATTGCATTTGGAACTTCTTGCTTACAAATAGAAGAAGATAAAGACGACATCATACGGTTTTCATCAAGACATATTAAAGAATTATATATTTCAGAAAATGCTAAAGGTATGGTCGATTGTATTTATAGAAGATTTAAGATGACTGCTAAAGCAACTGTAGAAAAATTTGGTATTGATAATGTAAGTTCTAAAACTTTAAACACATTTAAGAAATCTCCGTTTCAAGATATAGAGCTTTGTCATGTTGTTAAACCTAGAGATATTTATAATCCTAGAAAAGAAGATAAACAAAATATGCCATACACATCATGTTATTTTGAATATGATAGTGGACACATTATTTCAGAAGGTGGTTTTAAAGAATTTCCTTATGTAGTTCCAAGATACTTAAAAGCTTCTAATGAAATTTATGGAAGAAGTCCTGGAATGAATGCTTTACCTGATGTTAAAGTTTTAAACAAAATGGTTGAAGTTGGAATGAAGGCTGCACAAAAGCAAGTTGATCCACCTTTATTAGTACCTGATGACAGTATGCTAATGCCTATTAGAATGTCTCCAGGATCAATTAACTATTATAGGAGCGGCACACGTGATCGTATAGAAACTTTAAACATTGGTGCAAACAATCCATTAGGTTTAAATATGGAAGATCAGAGACGACAAGCTATCTCTTCAACTTTCCATGTTGATCAATTATTAATTACAGAAAACCGTAATATGACAGCAACAGAAGTTGTCCAACGTAATCAAGAGAAGATGAGAATACTTGGTCCAGTATTAGGTAGATTACAATCAGAATTATTACAGCCAATGATCATAAGAATATTTAATATTATGATGAGAAACAAAATGTTTCCAGAAGCTCCTGAAATATTATTAAATCAAGAAGTTGATGTTGAATATGTGTCTCCAATGGCGCTTGCTCAAAAAGGCGAAGAATTAAATTCAATAGTTAAAGGTTTAGAACTATTTGGGAATATCTCTCAATTAGCACCAGTAGCTTTAGATTATATAGATCCTCCAGGATTAATTAAAAACTTAATTAAAATTCTTGGACTACCAGCAACAATGATTAGGTCTGAAGAACAAGTCCAGCAAATAGCAGAAGAAAAAGCCGAAGCACAAAATCAACAAGCGATGATGCAACAACAGATGGCTGAAAGTGAAATGGCTAGAAATGTAGCACCAGCAGTACAAGCGGTATCTAATGCAGAACGAGAACAACAACAGTAAAACCAAAATAAAAGAATTAATACAAAACTACAAAACAGTTTTTAAATCAGACGATGGCAAGATGGTCATGGATGATTTGGAGAAAAGGTGTTTTTACAATACGTCAACGTATAACAGTAAAGAGCCTAACGAAACCGCTTTTTTTGAAGGACAGAGAACAGTTCTGTTATTTATAAAAAGCATGATCAATCATAAGGAGTAATCTATGGATCAGACAACTGAGCAAACTGCTCAACCTGATGTAACGCAGACAACTACTACGCTTACAACAGAACAACCAACAGAAACAACAGCAGCGCTTACTACACCAGAAGTACCAACTGTTGATTTTCAATCTCTTATTCCAGAAGAATATAGAGAAGAAAAGTCATTACAAAATTTTAATAAGATGGATGACTTCGTTAAATCATATCTACACTCACAAAAATTAGTAGGCTTAGATAAGATTGCAGTACCAAACAAGCACGCAACCGATGAAGATTGGAAAGAGGTTTATAAAAAATTAGGTAGTCCAGAAACTGCTGATGCTTATAAATATTCTTTACCAGAAGATCATCAAGTGCCAGAAGATACTTTAAAAAGTTTTTCTGAAGAAGCTGTTAAGTTAGGATTACTTCCTAATCAAGCAGATGGTATTATGAAATATTATAACGGAGTTATTAATCAAGGTCTTAATGATCAGAATATAAAAGCTGAAGAAGCTAGAAAAGTATCTGAACAAGAACTTCGTCAAGAGTTTGGTCCTACATTTGATAATAAAATAACTGGAGCTAAAAATTTAGCAACAGCTACACTTGGTGCAGATTTTTTAAATAACACTATGTTAGCAGATGGCAGTAAACTTGGAGACAATATTCAAATTGTTAAAGCTTTTGCAAACTTATCTGAAAAATTATCTGAAGATGATATTGTTAAAGGAGATACTCCTGATTACATGACTACTAATGAAATAACAAAACAAATTGCTTCATTACAACAAAAAGGCTCTGCATACTGGGATAAAAAACATCCAGGTCATGCAATAGCTGTAGAAGAAGTAGCAGCATTAATTCGTAAAAAGAATAACGAAGAAGATGCTTAACAGTTTTGCTTAACTTCGGTTAGGTAAATAAAATCAAAGACAATCCGCAAGACCTTTGTTGACGTTAGGAAAGACTAACATCTGAATGATGTAAATTTCAGGAAGATCCGCAAGGATAATCATCCGTTTAAATAATACTTAAACTAACACACAGAGGAGGAACTTATTATGAGTTCACAAATAACAACTTCATTCGTTGAACAATATTCTTCGAATGTAACTTTACTGTCTCAACAAATGGGTAGTAAATTAAGATCTTCTGTTGATGAGGAAAGTATCGTTGGAAAAAATGCGTTCTTTGAACAAATTGATTCTACAGCGGCAGTACTTCGTACTTCAAGGCACGGAGACACTCCACAAATCGATACACCGCATAGCAGACGTAGAGTATCACTTTCATCATATGAGTGGGGAGACCTAATTGATGACAGCGATAAAATAAGAGCATTAGTTGATCCTACAAGTGCGTATGCCAAAAATGCAGCAGCAGCAATGAATAGAGCTATGGATGATGTAATCATCACAGCTATGAATGCTTCCGCTTCAACTGGCGTAGCTGGTGCAACATCAACAGCTTTACCTTCAACTCAAAAGTTCGCAACATCAGATCAATCAGATGGTTTAACTGTTGCAAAACTTTTAGCTGCGAAGAAAAACTTTGATGACAACAGCATCGATAGTTCAAGAAAAAGATATATCGTATGTGGTCCTCAACAGATCTCTGATCTATTAGGTACAACTTCAGTAACAAGTGCTGACTTTAATACAGTTAGAGCTTTGTCAACTGGAGAGGTAAATTCATTCTTAGGATTTGAATTTATTATGTCAAACAGACTACCTTTGGATGCAACTAACACAGATGACAGACTTGTTTTTGCTTATACTGAAGACGCTATTAAATTAGCAATCGGTAAAGATGTTAAAGCAAACATTTCTGAAAGAGCTGACAAATCTTATTCTACGCAAGTTTACTATTGCATGGACATAGGCGCAGTTCGTATGGAAGAAAAAGCAATTTTTCAAATTCCATGTCACGAAGCATAATCAATAGGAGATATATATGACAACTAAAAATACAGACCTAGTAGCAAATTTTGAAGCTAGTCCTCAAGTTCTTAACAACGCAGCAGAATTGCATGGTGTTTTAAGAGTAGCTCAAGGAACAGTAGAACTTGCTGCTGGAGACAGTACAGATAATGACATTGTTATGTTAGCACCTATTCCAACTAATGCGACTATTCCACAATTATTTGTTGGATCAGACACATTTGGTGGTTCGTGTACTTTCAATGTCGGTCTTTATACATCAGCTGGTGTAGTTAAAGATGAAGATTGTTTCGCAACTTCGGTTGCTGATGCTGGAGCATTAGCAGACGTAAGACATGAAGCAGCTAATCTAACTACTACTGGACAAAAAGTCTGGGAAATAGCTGGAGATAGTTCAGATCCAGGAGGATACTACTATGTAGCAATTACTTTCAATGCTACTGGTGGAACTGCTGGAACGCTATCATGGAACATTAGTTACGCAGTAAACTAATAAACATAATTTTAGGCGGTGGAAGCGAGAGTTGAAGCCGCCTAGAGTGCTTTCAAATGGCTAAGTCAATATCCAGGAATAAAAGAAATTACAGACCTACAAAGTCTGGAGCTGGAATGACTAGAAAAGGAGTTAGAGCTTATAGAGCTGCTAATCCTGGATCAAAATTAAAAACCGCAGTAACTGGCAAAGTTAAAAAAGGATCGGCTGCTGCCAAAAGAAGAAAATCATATTGTGCTAGATCAGCTGGTCAACTGAAGAGAAGTTCAGCAAAAACTAGAAATAATCCAAACTCAAGGATCAGACAAGCAAGAAGAAGATGGAAATGTTAAAATGAAGTATCTTTTAATTTTATATGTTTGCAGTTACGCAACAGCAGAAACTAAATGTAATAACAGCAGTATTGTTGGAGCATTTAACGAATGGTCTGCTTGTATAAATCAAGGTTATAAACAATCACATTTCTTATTAAACGAACTTTACAAAGAAGATTTTGAAGATGAAAAATTAGCAATAAGATTTTCATGTCAAGAACAAGGAGAACAAACGTAATGAAAAAAATAAAAAAATATTGGAATAGCAGAAGTATAAAAATTAAAATAGCTTCTATTGCAATTATTGTAATTATTATAATTAGTGTAATTGTATAATGG